ACTTTGGAGGAGCGCAAACGGTAGCGGCCGCAACCTTTACTATTCAGTGGGACGCAGCCGGTATTATTACGTTAGCTTAAATGGCTTTAACAACAACAAACCTAGTATCTTATTGGAAGTTAGATGATAATGAAGCGAACACAGATATACTAGACGCCCACTCTACTTATGACGGAACACTAGGGGCAGATACAAACACAAAAGATGAAACTGGTAAAATAGGAACGGCTTTAAATTTTTCTTCTGTTCATGCAAATATGGGAGCTAGTGACGGATTAGCTAGTAGTGACTTTTCAATCTCTTTCTGGGTAAATATTTCTTCTGTTTCTGGCTCTAATAGATATTATCTAACACAGGGTAATTCTGCTACTACGGATAAGATAATGCACTGTGTTATTGATTCTGATGGATATCCATATTTGGGATTTTATGGAGATGATGTTTCCACGACAACAACCAAAGTTAGTACAGGATGGAATCATTTACTTTATACTCACGACACCTCAACAAAGCTAAGTTCTTTTTATTTAAATGGTGCGGCTGCTGGAAGTGGAACACATAGTAATGCATTTACAGGAACTTCTAATACATATTTGGGAGGATTTTATAGTGGTTGGGGTGGTGCTGGGATACTAGATGAAGTAGCTATATGGAAAGGAGAGATTTTATCTTTAGCCGAAGCACAAGACCTTTATAATTCAGGAGATGGTTTGGCTTATCCTTTTGTAACTGATGTAACTAAAGTAGTATCTGCCTTAACATTATCAACAACAGACGAATACCCAACACTTATCACAACAGTACCCGGAGGCTCACTCTCCTTAACAGCATCCTTAATAGCTCCTATGCCTATCGCACCCTTACCATCCCCTAACACAGTAGGGACTACTTTAATTAATAAAAATTATCCTAACGTTGAGGGATTGATTGCAGGGACTACAAAACAAACAGGCAACCCAAACCTCGTCGCTATTGAAGGGGATAGGTCATGGTAGAGAAGTGGAAACAGTTTGTACCTAAGAAGACAGCGATACTTCAAACAAATCCTTCACAAAATTTTAATATTCCTAATCACCAGGAAGTGCAATTAATGGAGTGAGTAGTATGTTGATTTGTTCTTTAACAAGAGAAGGCACCGACGCTGATGACACATTATTACAGGATGTTTATTGTGCAGAAGTTGATTTCCATTATCAGATTAATACTATTGGTTCAAGAACAAGAACGATGAAATAGATACATTTATATACTTCTTATGTGTGAGTAACACATGTTAAACATAACTATAACGCTTAAAGAAATAGAAGGCATAGGATTAGAATTATTATGAGAAATAAAAACTGGTTTCAACGAGCGTGTAATATCAATATAACATTATTTAGTTTGCTAATAATATTCGATTTGTTTTTTATGATTTGGAGTTCTAACGTTTGGTCAAAAGTAATTTTTGGATTCTTAGCCGGATTCTCTTTGGGAATGATTGATAGTATTTATTCTTCAAAAAGGTGGAGTAAGAGTATTGATATTTGGTCAGAGCTAACAAAAATAGTAACTAAGGATTTTAGTAAGGCGCTTAAAGAAATAGAAGAGCTTGTTAATGCAAAAAATGAGAATAAAGTTCTTAAGGAAATAATTAAAACCATGACAAATAATAAATCATAATGATAGACACAACAAACGGAATTGACATACGAACTTTAACAATGATGACGATTGGAGAGATCCGAGAACATCATAATAAATTTAAAGTGTTGAAAGGAGGTTTAGAAAATGGAAAAAATAACAATAAATGAAATCAACGAGAAACCATCGGGTTTGGTGATTATCAAATACAACGACAATAAGGAATGCACTATGAATACAAAATGGCAGTCTCAAGAAGTGAATTTTTTGAAGGCAGATGTAGGAATAGGAGGAACTTGTGAAGCTCTAATTGTTCAGAAAGGCGAGTACATTAATCTTACGAAGATTAATATGGATGCTAACTTTACTAAAGGCAACGCGCAACCTGTTCAAGAGAGACCAGCTGATACTACGCAGGAAGTTAAAGGAACACCTAATCCACAGAGAGTTGGCTTATATATTAAGTTGGCTGTTGAGATGTTAATTGCTGCACCTGTTGAAGGTAATACTATCGAACAATGTTTATGCGAAAACATTCAAGAGATTAAGAAGCTAGAAGAATTTACTATTGGGCTACTTAGTCAATGAATGACATCGAAACAACAGCGAACACAGGCTTTAAAGTTCAAAAACTACCTACGGGACCACTCGAGCAGAACAGAATCATCAAAGAAATACAAGACGATAAAATGTTCAGAAACAGTTTGCTCGGAAACAGATACTACTTTAACTGATGAGACAGGACGAAAGAGAATACGTAGTAAAACAGTTAAGGGAGATTAAGGAAACAGCTGACCAACTCGAAATGTACATAAGAGGAACAAAATCAGATTAACTATATGATTAAAACTAATCATACCTTTTTTAATTAAAGCGCCACTTAGGCGTTTCATACTCATGGGGAAAAGCCGAATCGTACGTCGGAACTAGCCCCATGTTCATACTCATGGCTGCATTTGCCAGAGAGCAGACGGAGCTGGACAAAGGTTAAGGGTAATAGCTTAATTGATGTGGAGTCCTACAGGTTCGAATCCTGCCGTCCGCTTTGGGGGTTGTTCCCTTAGATTACGCGTAAAAGACTGGACACCGGGAAAGACTGGGATGTGGGTTCAAGTTTAGTCACGAGCGCCCACATTTTATAATCACAATGGAATACACAAAAGAAGAAATAAGAAAGGCAATATCAGACAGGTTTTTATATAGAAGCTTCTCTGAGAAATCTAAAGAATTGCTAGAGGAGGTATTTGTAGTAATTAATAATATTTTATAATCATGGAAGTTGGTAATATAAAGAGGATGAAGAGTGACAAAGAGTGTTTACCTTGGTATTGTGTAGAGTGTGGTAAAGAGTTTATGAATTCTATGGAATTATATCAACATCAACAAGAGACAGGACATAAATGAGAACTGAATTAGAAGAATGGTGTAGGTTGTTGGATGTTTATGAAAGTGTGTCTGATGCTGATAGGTATTTAGATCGATTTAAGAATAACCAAAGACGCTCTCTATTGTCATTTTTGCCAAAATCATACTCTTTTCCTTTGAATCCTTTATCTTCTCCCATCTATCATAAGACCAGACATCCTCTTTATCAATAACTATACTTTCATCGCTTACAAGCTCTCTTAAGAGCTCCTGTGCTGACTGTCTACGCGTACCCCACGATTTCGAACATTCAATAATAAGGATCTCTTTAATTGCTGGTAATTTGGCTTTAGAACAGGCCAAAACAGATCGCCTAATCGTTTCTAGTTTAATATCACGAGTTGCTGCCTCTTTACTCATCTTTTTTATACACACCCAATTTTATCAATAAATCAATCTGTTCTTTTAGATCCTTCGCGGTCTCAAAATGTAGTTTGAACCTATTACCAACAACTCCAAATTCATAAGTATTGGGTCTGTCCTTATACGTAATTGTACTTTCCATGTATATCTCACACATGAAGCCTTTATATATTTATGGGTTCTAAGAATCCATTCCCAATTCACACACACAAGCCACTTTCTCCTGCCTACTAATATAGCTAGCTAGCTAATAAGCCCTTTATTAATATAGCTACGACTAGGACACTGGATTAAAAGAGGGCGTTTTCTTCGGAGTGGTTGTTATTCCTCTTGGGGATTGGTCGTATGTGTGTGAGCAAACATACTGTGTGCGAAACATCAGCTTCGGTACTCGCCTGATCCTTCTTAGGGGGGTTTCGAATTGAGACATTTGTACATTCTCAATAACGCGGTTTTCTCGTTGATATGGTTAAGGTTAAATGGGGTTACCATCGCACTCCTCATTGTCATACCAACACATATTGTCTTATGTTGAACTCCTAAATACACACTCATTAATAAAGGTATTGGGGTCCCGCTGTTAAAAAGTGCGTATAATCCACAAGCCCTCACTTACCACAATGTATTAAAGCCTTGCTATCCTTAAAATCGCCGAGCGATTTTATCACGGCTAGCTGGCTTAGCTTGTGGTACGTTCGGGGCTAATTCTCCACAGGAAATGAAGGTTAACAGCGTGAACATTGACTTCCTATGGAAACCTCACCTAAGACGTATTCCGCACGTATTCCGCAGGTATTCCGCCTCCACTTCCTATGGAACAACCTATGTTTCCTATGGAGATAATGGCTTAGAATGGCTTGCTGGCCGACGTTCAGCGGAGCGGGGGGGGTTTGGGGGGGGCCCCCTCAGACAGATTTTAAAAATAGGTAAAGTATATAAAGTGTGAACTACACCTAGTTAGATGGGTGGTAAACTGGTTCTAACAGCAGAGGATAAAGCATGGGCTCTCAAGATTAAAGAGCGTGATGGTTTCAAGTGTATAGTCTGTGGCTCCACTCAATACCTTAACTCTCATCACCTGTTTCCTAGAGAACGAAAAGATACAAAATACGATTTACTAAATGGTGTGTGTCTGTGTGTTAAACACCATATGTTTTCACGTGTAATATCCGCCCACAACAATCCTATAGAATTTTTTCTTTGGTTAATGGACAATAGACCAGAACAATGGGACTTTATTACTAGACGGAGCACTCAATGAAGTTTGACAAATGGCAGTCAGAAGTTTTGAAGGCAAAAGGTAACCTCTGCATCCGTTCTGGCCGTCAGACTGGTAAATCCACAATTATCGCCGAGTTAGTGGACGATTACGCTTGTAATAATAAAGAAAAGGTTGTTATGGTCATCGCCTCCACAGAAAGACAAGCATACCTCCTCTTTGAAAAGATTTACGAGAATATACGTAAAAAACACTTCTCTTTACTAAAAAAAGGTAAGAAATACCAAACAAAGTCCAAATTAGAATTAAAAAACAAAACTAGGATCCTTTGCCTCCCATGTGGACTGGATGCGCGAGGAATTAGAGGATATACTGTTGATTTACTAATTGCAGACGAGGCCGCCTTTATCCCTAGACCTGTTTTCGACGCCTTAACTCCTTCGATTTCTACAAGAATAAAAGAAGGCGCGCGGATCATACTCCTCTCAACCCCCTTCGGACGAGAGAATTATTTTTTCGACTGTTTCGGAAATGATACCTTTACCAAATTCCACGTCTCCTCAGAAGAAAATATAAGACAAGATAAGGATTTTCTAGATGCAGAGAAAAAGAGGATGAGTAAGATATCCTACGCCCAAGAGTATCTAGGAGAGTTTGCAGATTCACAAATGCAGTTTTTCAAAGATTCCCTAATTAAAACATGTCAAACCCTACAGCGCGCACACGTCCCAGCGATAGAGAAGAATGGTAATTATTACTTAGGTTCGGACATTGCGCGGATGGGTGACGATTCCTCCACTTTCCAAATTTTCCAAGAGATTGACGGAGAAATATTTCATCGTGATAATATCCAAACAACGAAAACGAAACTTAATGAGACGTACGACTTTATCGTACACCTAGACAAGACCTATGACTTCCAAAAGATTTTCATAGACAACGAGGGAATAGGAGTTGGGGTTTATGATTTCCTAATGGGTAACGACCAAACGAAATTTAAAACCTTAGGCGTCCTTAATTCCCTAGAACTTCCACAAACAAACGGCAGGAAGAAATACCAAAAGGAAGAACTTTACACTTTATTCCTTTCATTAATGAGACAGGGTTTAATTCATTTACTAGACGATGAGAATTTATTCTTCTCCCTAAGGGCAATAATCTTCGACTACACCACTGACCAATTAGGAAGAAGTCATTTAAAAATAGGCGCAAGTAGGCATACTGACACAGATATACCAGAAGGATTGATTAGAGCGGCGTTGGCCATAAAATACAAAGATTTAAATCCCACGATATACTCCATAAAAGTATAATGGCAGACGCAGGAACCCTCGCAACGACAGCACAAGTACTCCTAGCAATAGGTGAGAACGCTAGTGCTACACAAATTTTAGAAGCTAATACTAATATCTGGATTCTTTATGCGGAGTCTGACATGGAAAAGGCATTTGGAGATAACATAAGTTTAGTAGCAAACTACGCAAGTATAACCGCAGCAATGAAACAATGGTTAGCTTTAGTAGCATCTAATAGAGCCGCATTTTATGCAATCAACCAAGACCAAAACAACTGGGCTTTATCAACGACTCAAAGTAAACTAAACATAGTCGATACTATTTGGACAGGCTTCTTAAAAGATATAAACGAGCCTAACAATTCCATAGTAGACGACATGGGGTTATAATGCCACTAGACCCAAAATTTAACAAATTCACAACAGCGTCACCAGTAGTAGCTACCTATGATTTTAAAGACCTAGCAAGTGGTACAGGTTACGAGAATTTATGGGGAGCAGAAACAGACGGCGGGGATTATGTATTAATAGCTAACCAATTTAAAGCCTCAGTTAGAAAGGGCGGTGTAAAAGCTGGAGTAGATGCAAGTCCAACAACTATAACTTATGAACTAACTCCTTTTAATACCCCAAGAACAATAAACGGAACTTTAAACATCCTTTACAATTTTAGATTTAATGTCTCTGGCGGAACCACTTCGGTAACAGTAAACATCTATAAGAATGCTGATATTATAAGCACAGGTACAATCTATAACCAAGGGGACTCTTCAGATGATTATAGATTTATGGACACAGTAGAATTAACAAGAACTAATTATGCCAAAGGTGACGTGTTAAAAATCTCGCTTGTTTTTACAGCAACGGACCAAGTAGGGTTAGTCTGGATGCACAACCCTGCAGGAGAGGCTAGAACATTTGAAGGAGTAACATTCCCAGAAACATATTTAAAATTTGAGGTACCTTTTGATATTATACTATAATGGCAAATAATGACTTAAACAAAGCAACAACAACGAACTTCACAGACAACGTCCCAGACTTTATCATGGACGCCATGGCACTAGATACAGAGGGGAGCGCAGAGACAACATACTACTTCCAAAACGCAACAAAAGACTTAGGTTATTATGCCAACGACCCCATAGTATTCTCCGCAGCAAACGGTTTGGCAACATGGGCTTTTAAGCAGGGTTGGACTTCGGAGAATCCAAAAACGATAAAAGAGTTTGAACATTTTAGTGGTAGAGGTAACGATACTTTCGCTCAAATAATGTGGAACCATGAGGTAATAAAATTAGTTGTTGGGGACGCCTTCGCTGAAATAGTAAGAAAAGATAATATTATAATAAACCTAATCCCTATCAGTCCGGAGAGAGTGAGGATTAAATCTGAAAGTGGAAGGATTAAAAAATATGAAGTTTGGAACGGTAAAGATTGGAAAACAATTGCAATCAGAAATATGTACCACACTTCTAATAAAAGAGTTGGAGACCAGATACACGGAACTTCACAAATCACAGCCATAAGAGATTCAATAGATGCAAGACAAGAGGCAGAGGCAGACGAGAGAACAATTAAACATAGAGATAAGGCTTTGGGAATTGTTTATTATAAAACTAACAACGCAGGGAAAATATCTTATGCTAATGAACAGATACAAAATGCTGTTAAGAATGGGGAGATGGTTGGACTTCCAGAAGACACGGCAAAAATAGAACCATACCCAAGCAGAAGCAGCGAGGACAGACAGAATTGGATTCAATCCAGAGAGAATCACACATACGCATCTCTGGGAGTTCCAAGAAATATGATAACAGCAGATGGAACGAGTGAGGTTGGAGGAATCAACGGACACCTAGTTTTCGAAGTAACAGGAGGAGCAGAGGCATCCGACGAAGAGGCGAGTATTTGGAATCAATTGGCAAGAAGAATTAAATTTAATAGACCCCCAAGTCTAGCTCCTAACTCACAAGACAATGCAGAGAAGAACACAGGACAAACACAAATACAACCACAGGAGGCAACGCCTAGCGTTAATAGATAATGGCAAATCCTTTAAATCTCCCTGCACCTGTAACACCTGCAGAAGTCTTTGCAACTGAAAGTAAAACCCCAGCAGACCCAAACGCAGAGGCGAAGGCAAGATGTAAAGAAAATGGTGGAAGGTGGGATGAAGAGAAACAAACATGTATCATCCCAGAGGAAGTCGCAAGGCAGAGGTCAATAGACAAAGCGGCAGGTAAAGACACTTCTAATTTTGGACCATTAAGAGATTCAACAACAGGTAGGCTATCTGGCTTTGAGGTAGGAGGGAAAACATATTTAGGACTAGGCCCAGAAGAAGTAAGGGCACAAGTAGAGGCAGAGGCAAACAAACAAGAGTTAGTAGTTGGAGGACAAGCAGAAACAGTTTTAGGAAATAGAGAACAACAACAAGCAGGACTAGAGGCGGCAGCCGGAGTAAGCCAGACACCACTAGACCCAACATCCGCTACAGAACAGATTAATCTTAATTATGTAAACGCAGCTTTATCAGCAATACC